TCTCTTGATTAAGATTGCATCTGGTGCACTTGTAATCATAGGTTGGCAAGTTAAGCACTTCCTTATCATGTATGACCCACATCCTAAGCATCGGTCTATGTCTGCTTCTGTAGGTTCTTTGTCTAAGTGACCATATCTTAATATGAGTAGTGGCAAGAGATCCTCAAGTCGGATGATGGCGGCATAGTCACGCGCATCTTCACCTTGTCCATTGAGTCTGATAACCCCAAAGCCTAATTCCCCCGAAATGGCTGTTCGAGCTTTTAATTGTTTGATGTAGGCAAGAGGTTGAAATCCAGCGCGGGCTTTGACTTCAACATCGAACGGCACATTAACAATATCCTTGCCACTACCCCTTCCCACACATGCGCCTTGCCAGACAGTCGATAGGTACTGTGCGACAACACGCTCTGTGCGGAAACCTCTGTGTTTCCTTGCTTGACTAGCCAATCTGCGATCCTGTTACATAGCCAGCCCAAGCAGCTAAACATAATGCAATTACCCATAGGTAATGAATTAGATCTTGCTTATCCATTGACGGCCTTGCACTTTGAGCATTGCCATGTCACAACTCCATTAACTGAGTCCGATGATATGTCCTCTAGATCACGAATCTGCACTGGCTCATTGCATAGCTGACATGGTACAAATGCGGACAATAAATCGACCCACTCGCCATTGATCTTAATACCGATATTACCCATTTAGACTCTCGCCTTCTGTGGTTGGAACTTTCCATCACTGCCTAAGTTGTACCATTTGGTAGGGCATCTATGAGCTGATGAGATTGCTGTGTTACAGAAGTAGCCACCCCATGCCTTTCCATTCTTTTCGCCCTCACGCCATTGCATGTGTCCATGCTCGCATGATGGAGCTTCTACTGCCTCTCCTGTTCCCATGATCGCAGCTACATTCTCCATAGCCTTTTCAAGTGTGACAGGTGCATCAACTACGCCACGATATTCGCCAACAGGCGTAGTCCAGTAATCCTGATCATCTGCCTTGACTTCTTGAACTGGTGGCTTTACTACTTTTGTAGCAACAACCTTAGTCATTTCTTCTCGGCTTGGTCTCTTGCCTTTAGGCGCATAACCTGCATTTGCAAGTGCTCTGCCGATTGCCGAAGTCTCGCAATTCTCCAGTGCTGAAGTCTGATTAACACCGCGACTAGAAACTGTCTCCTCAGCGTATCCCGTTGCCCACGCAACGCCATCGCTAGCATCCTTAAATAGATACGCCTTAACAATGTATCGAGATGCCTCGACCACTTCAAGCTCTGTTGCAATGCGGAATGATGGATAATCCTTAATAAACTTTTCAAGTCTCACCTCGACTGGCTCGTAATCGGCTAAATTAAACATAGAGTTCATTCTCCTCTGTTGCTAGTTGTCCTGCGAGTGCGCCATAGCTGCATAGATCGACCCAGTTATCGATGTGCTGGGCTGATTGATTAGTCCTTGCAAGTTTAACGAGCACCATGATCCCTGCCACTTGATAATCGTGGATCGGTGTCTGTAGGTATGCACTGAGGAGCATTGCGGTGTGTTGCAGGTTATCCGCAGGGTGACCATACGATAGCCCACGATCGCGGATTGTGTCTGTTGCGGTAAGTAGGATCTCATTAGCGCGCATCTGTTGTCACTCGCTGAAATGACTTAGCCACGATCAAGCCTTCACGCTTGCCTTCGTTGAAGCCTTTAGCCCAGCCTACTAAATACCATAAAGCATTAGCTGCGAGGAGCAGCACAATCATTGGCATCTCAAAGCTCATTGTATTTCCTATCTGCATCCAGTGCCCTCGACTGGCTTACAGAATTAGTGTGACAGAAGTGACCGACTAATCAAGCACATTCTGATAACGAAATGATAACGATTCTCCCTCGTCCACTGCATCATCCAGAGTGCGCTTGATGTCAGGCGTAAAGTCGTCCATATAGGGTAAATGATCCGTCCTTGTTGATTGGCACTAAGAATGGGCTAACTCGATCTCCGTGTGTCTCAATGACTGCCACAGACATCTGCCAATTAGCACTGCCAGCCTTAAGATAAGAGGCTTTCTTCTTGTCCATGACATTTCCTGCTTCTAAGCCCCAAAGAGTCCTGTATTGGCTTCCTAAGCCTTCTGTGTAGGCACTGATGCCAGCCCTGTGAGTGTGTCCACAGACAACAGACTTACCGAACTTCTTAGCCAAGCCAAGAGCTGTAAGCCCTGCATTGCTATTCATCGATCCTTCATCTCCGTGGACTAAGACCCAGCCCTTATGAAACTCAAAGGGCTTCTTATGAAAACGAATCCCCAAGTCATTGAAACCCATAAAGCGGGAATACTCGAGTTCTGGAAGTCCGATGAGGCTAGGAGCTCCTCTAACGAGAGTGTGGTATAGACGATCGGTGTGGTTGGATCGAGTAATGTCGGTAGTGCCGAGATCCCATAGGATGTTTTGAGCCAGACTTCGATCATAATCTAGCTGCCCTTCATACTCCAGATGAGTGCCTTTAGCCCACTTAGACTGAGACTGCATGTCAAGCTCATCGCCTGTATTAAGGACTAAATCGAACTTCTCGCGCTTTACTAACTTAATAAGATTCTTAACTGCTTGCTCATGATGATATGGAATCTGTAGATCCGAGATCACCAAGTATCTGCGTTTAGTCATCATCCTCATCTTCGTAATCCCCGAACTTCTCAGGGTCAATGGGATCAGGCAGAATCCAGTGAGGATAGGCTTGCGGTTCTGTGATCATGAACATGGCAATGTCCTCTGCGAAACCTGCTCGCTTTAATGAACAAAAGTACTCATAGAGTCCAATGCAGTAAGCATCGAGCTTTGAGTAACCTTGTTCCTCTAACGCCTTAGTTGCTTTTCTTGCCATAGCACAATGCTACCTGTCAAGCAATATGTTATAGATCTCATCCACTCGCGTGTTGAGTCTTTTGATCTCAGACAACAAGTGTGTAATTACATAGCCAGACAAACCACCGAGTGCTGCGATAGTGGCTAGGTAAAGCGTGAAGAAGTCTGACTGTGTCACTTCTTAGGGCTCGCGTATCCGAATACCCCGGACAATACAGCCCAAAGGATTGCGCGGTAGTCAAGGTCAAAATTGCTAGATGCCCATGCAGCTAAGAATGCTCCAGCAGCAAGGATTGCAGGGTTCTTCATGTTCTTCATTATTCTCCACCTAACATAGATACTTGAAAAAAAGCCCCATCATTGTCAGCTTCTTTCTTAAAGCTAACATGCATGTGCTTAGTGTGTTTGTTAGCCCCTGTGTACTTGCGCCACTTCCAGTTAAGGATGCGTGAGCAGATTCGTTCATCGTAAATGATGTAACTAATACGCTTGTCTTTTTTGGATCTGGACAAGGTACGAAGCTGATCAGCAAGATCTCCCATGATGTCTGGCTTACCGCCCTTGAATAAGTCTTTGTCCACATCAATGGCACGAACCCAGCCCTGCTCATCAGGATTATGATCTGACTTGCGAGCAGCGTGTCGGGTATCACCGATCCAACCATCCGATGCGCGGTCACGATCTGGGAACGAGTCATCAAACTGCTCTCTTAGCTGAACAGCAGCTTTAGAAAGTTTTGCCTTCACTTATAATCCGAGTGCCTTCAAGTCATCTGTTGTCAAACCCAGCGCTGTTAGTTTTGCTTGTGCTGTTGCTTTAGCAGTTTGTGCAGCTTCTTTTTTTGCTAGATCAGCGGCATCCACCTTGTCAAAGGCGGACTTATACTCTGCCTCAGTAAATGGCTCGCATTCAATAAACTCAATGCCAGCGTATTCGGTACCGCGAGATACATAACCGCCATTTGGTCGTAGATAACTAAGAACATCTGAGTGAGTTGCCATCATGCACCTATTTCCATGAGAGTAATTGTTGAATACATTGTGCTCCATTGGTAAGTAACTTTTCCATTATCTGAAGTTAAATAGGAATTACCTTGCGTTTTGTAAGTTGTCGAAGATGTCGTAGCTGGTGAATCTAAATAAATGAGCGGCTGAAAGTGTGTTAGCTGTACAGTAGTCAAGCCGTTTCCACCCGCTCCAATACCGCCATAACCTACAGGTGTTGAGCCGCGAGTATCGAAGACTGTGGTCGCGCCGCGAAGTAATCTCAATGGCGCGTAGTTTTCATTACTTGATCTCGCTACGCGTGAAGCTTGTTGCACCATTACAAGAATCTTGCTCGTTGCTGATGTTGGTGTGATAGATAGACTTAAACCTGTATCTGTAAAAGTAGAAGTCGCTACTTCTGTTTCTGTTGAATAAATAGCACTGACAACTTGCAACACTTTGCCACCACCTGCTGCAGCAGCCCACTTTAATCCTGTTGCTGTACTTGAATCTGCTGTGAGGACTGTGTTATTTGCTCCTACTGCAAGGCGAGCAGGTGTGTCTGCTGCTGTGGCTGTAATCAGATCGCCTTTAGCATCCAGAATCACCAAAGGATCTACTGCTGTCCATGAGAAGTCCATGTCCGTTCCAGATGCCTTTGTTAGCACTTGACCAGTAGTGCCACCTTTAAGATCGACCAGTGAAGCATCGATAGAGTCGCCTAGTGTCTCAATGGCTACTGCGCCATCCTTGACTAGGTCAGTACTGGTTGGTACTGCCCAACCAAAATTAGGGGTTGTTGTTGCCATTAGGTTAGAGCTCCGATCGCTTTAGACCACTGTAG